CTTTAGAACGTATGGCAGATTAGGAAAATCTGATTTATTGTATCGTCCAGGTAGAGCTTCAGGGGATGCAACTGTAGCAACACCTAATGCTGAATTAAGAGAAAAACTAAGTTTTGATTTTGGAGTATATATTATGGAGCAGTTGTTAGAAGATATTAATGATGATTGGGCAGAACAATTAATTTATGGATCTGGAACTGATGATGAGGTGAAAGGAGTAACTATTGGTGCAACTGCTGCATTAACTGGCGGATATGATGAGGGTAGTGAAATTGAAGCGATTGTTGCAGGAATCAAATTATTAACAGGCAAATTCCGTAGAGGAGCAAAAATTTATGCTGCTCAAGATGTTAATGACGCTGTTTTGTTTGCAAAAGATGCTGCAGGTGATTTTATTTATCCGATATTCAATAACAACTCCGGAGTTTCATCTGTTGGTACTA